GAAAGTATATGTGGATCAGCATGGAATTAAACGAATAGAAAAGATTGTGGGACATTAATGAAAATAAAACCAAAATATACTATTCCAGCTTTATGGATCATTATTATTTTTTGTTTTTTAATGGCGATAAGCTGTACAAGTAAAGAAAAATACCCTAATAGATTAAACACCATAGCGGAAGCTTTATCTAAAATAAAAAAATGAAACGTTGTATTTATTGGGTACATAAAGGGTTCTGTCTCTTGTTAAAAGATTGCAAATGTAATAAAATTGATAAAAATTTAAATGAAACAATAGATAATTGTAATCCTTTTAGATACACATCATGAAACTTTCAGCTAATTTTAATTTATCAGAATTAACAAAATCACAAACAGCCGAAAGAAGGGGGATTTCAAATAATCCATCTCCAGGTCAAATTGATAATTTAAAAGAATTATGCATGAATGTATTACAACCTATTCGTTCTAATTTTGATAAACCAGTTATTGTTTCTTCTGGTTACAGATCTGCAGAATTATGTATAGCCATTGGAAGCAGCATTGATTCACAGCATACCGAGGGCAAAGCCGCAGATATAGAAGTACCAGGCGTTGATAATAAGGAACTTGCTAACTGGATAAGACATAATTTAGAATATGATCAATTAATACTAGAGTTCTATAAAGAAGGTGAATCAGATTCAGGTTGGGTGCATATATCTTATAACGGAACTGAGAATAGAAAACAAAATTTACTGGCTTATAAAGACGAAAACAAAAAAACGAGGTATAAACCATGGTAATGGGAAGATCACAAATGTCAAAGCAGGTTACAGGCAAGTTAAGGGGTGCTCGTGATGAAAAACAAAAGAAAAAGAGGGTTATCAAATCCATTCGCAAAAGAACTAAGGTCTAGAAGATATCAGCCTAAAGTGGTAAAATCTAAGAAGTTGTACAACCGTTTAAAGGAGAGAAGTATCACTCTTAAGGCGGCCGCTAATAAGGAGGATTAAATGACAAAATTATGTGCTCGTGGAAAACGTGCTGCAAAAGCTAAGTTTAAAGTTTATCCAAGCGCCTATGCAAACGCTTATGCGTCAAAAATATGTGCTGGTAAAATAAAAGATCCTTCGGGTAAAAAAAGGAAAGATTGGGGACCTAAGAAAATGCAGTCCGGTGGTTCCGCTGGATCTTCTGGTGCTAGAAGATTAGCTGTATCAAAAGTTGTAGATCCAACATTAAAAAAAGACGGTGGATATATTGGTTCACATATCAAATCTGAAGTAGGCGGTAAAAAAGTTTCTAATAAATCTTACGAAAGTTATTACAAGGATTTAATTTAATGGCCCAAGGCTTAACAAAATGGTTTAACGAAAAGTGGGTTGATATATCAGCTCCAAAAAAAGGTGGAGGTTATAAAGAATGTGGAAGAAAATCTGCAAGTGGTTCAAAACGTGGATACCCAAAATGTGTCCCTGCAGCAAAAGCCGCAAGCATGACGAAAGCACAAAAACGTTCAGCGATCAAGCGCAAACGCTCTGCCCAAAATACTGGCCCTAAACCAACTAATGTTAAAACAATTGTAAAAGCTTATACTGGAAAGGCTGTTAAACAAACGACAGAGACAAAAAAAGAATTTAAAATGAGACATGAGCATCATACATCATACAAAGATATGCAAAATTATTACAAAGGAGTGATATAATGTTAAAAAAAATAAAAAATAAATTATGTGAATTAGTTTGCAAAGTTTTAGGAATTACACCTTGCATTTGTAAACATGAGTGTGGATGTAAAAAAGGAAAAAAATAATGGCAACTTCAGGAACTACATCATTTGATTTAAGTATTGATGAAATCATAGATGAAGCTTACAACCGAGTAGGTATTAGACCCAACTCTGGTAATGATATGAGAAGAGCAAGAAGAAATTTAAATATTCTTTTTGCGGACTGGGGTAACCGTGGTGTACATCTATGGAAAGTTGAATTAGATGAAGTACAACTTGTTGCTGGTCAAGCTGAGTATACAGTAAATTCAGATGTGAGTGATGTTTTAGAAGCTTATATTTCTACATCTGCTGCAGCATCTAATAGCGCAAGCACTCAAGATGTTTCAATAACAAAAATTGATAGATCAGCATATGCAGCTCTTCCAAATAAATTATCTCAAGGTCAACCTTCTCAATATTATGTAGATAGACAAAAAACACCAAAAATTTATTTATACCAAGCACCAGATGCGTCTACGTATACTTATTTAAAATTTTATGTTTTGAAAAGAATTGAAGATGCAGGTGCATATACAAACACAGCTGATGTTGTTTTTAGATTTATTCCTCCAATGGTATCAGGTTTAGCTTATTATTTATCTATGCAATACGGACCTGATAGAGTTCCAATTTTAAAACAAGTTTATGAAGATGAAATGCTACGAGCATTAGATCAAGATGGTGGAAGAACTTCATTATATATTTCACCACAAACTTATTTTGGAGATGGTGTGTAATGGCTGGTTTTGCAACAGGTAAAAGATCAAAAGCGATTTCTGATCGTTCAGGTATGGAGTTTCCATATGATGAAATGGTTAAAGAATGGAATGGATCATTAGTTCATATTTCTGAATATGAACCTAAGCATCCACAAATTAGAAGAAAAAAAGTAACAGCCGATAGAATTGCGTTACAAAATCCAAGAGTTCAAGATTTTACTTTAACTTCTGGTGGAAGTAGATTTACAACAATAGATCTTACATTACCAGGAGCATTTGCTTACTCATCTGAAGGAATGTTCCCTGAGGATGGTTCAGCTCAAAATAGAAGAAGAGAATTAACAACTACCGCAGGTAGTGTAACAGTGAGTATCACATAATGGCGATAAGTTATTCAAATTTTTTAACACAAGTAAGAAGTTATACTGAAGTCGATTCAAATGTTTTAACAGACACTTTACTAGATCAATTTATTAGAAACACTGAATTGGATGTTGCGGGTAAAGTTGATTATGATGATTTAAGAAAATATGCAACTTCAAATTTTGTATCTGGTCAACGTTACTTAAACAGACCAGGAGATGAGATTATTATTAGATCTTTACAAGTCATTGATGGATCTGGTAACAGAACTTTTTTAGAAAAAAGAGATACAAGTTTTATATCGGAGTATAATAATGATGGCTCTACAGGACTTCCTAAATATTATGCAAATTGGAATGAAAATACATTTTTAGTTGCACCAACTCCAGATCAAGCTTATCAAGTTCAATTGAACTATATTATTGATCCACCGCATTTTACATCTACAAACAATACATTTTTAGCACAATACCAAGATGCTTTGCTATTATACGGCGTATTAACCGAAGCTTTTTCTTACCTAAAAGGTCCAGCGGATATGTACAACCTCTATAAAAACAAGTATGATGAGAGTATGCAAGCTTTTGCTTTACAACAAATGGGCAGAAGACGTAGAGGAGAATACGATGATGGAGTGCCTAGAGTTAAGGTTCCTTCACCATCACCATAAAATAAATTTTAGGAGGAATTAAATATGGCAATTACAACAAACGCAATATGCAACACTTTTAAAGAAGAAATTCTTGAAGGCGTGCATGATTTTACACCTTCAACAGGTAACACTTTTAAACTAGCATTATATAATTCATCTGCATCTATTGGTGCAGACACTACTTCATACGCAGTTGGCATCACAGGACAAGTTCCTGACTCTGGTCAGTATGTTGCAGGTGGCGGAGCATTAGTGAACGCTTTAGTATCAGTTAACGGAGCAACAGCTTTTGTTGATTTCGATGACTTATCCTTTACTGGAGTTACTTTAACTGCAAGAGGTGCATTAATTTATAATGACACAGCAGCTGGTGATCCATCAGTGGCAGTTTTAGATTTCGGTGGAGATAAAACAGCAACTTCAGGAACTTTTACAATTCAGTTTCCTGATGCGAACGATACACAAGCGATTATAAGAATATCGTAAACTAAAAGGAGTTTATTAAATGGCCCTTGTCGTAAATGATCGTGTCAAAGAAGAATCGACAACCACAGGGACAGGAACTCTTACTTTAACAGGAGCTGTCGCTGGTTTTGAAACATTTTCAAGTGCAATTGGTAATACCAATACGACTTACTATGCAATTCAAAACCAGGACGTTCCGACAGAATTTGAAGTTGGATTAGGAACTGTTGGCGCTGGTACTTTATCTAGAGATACAATTTTATCATCTTCTAATAGCGATGCTGCAGTAAATTTTTCTGCAGGCACGAAAGATGTATTTTGTACACTCCCAGCTTCTAAAGCCGTTATC